TACGCCAGCCGTGACGCGTGGAACAACAACTTCAAGGGAACGACGGCCCCTTGTACGGACCAGTGGTGCGGCGTGCACCGACAGACGCAGGGTTGGGGCGAAGCGAATAGGCTCTGGTCCGACCCTCTGCGACAGGATTATGGGTCGACGAGGCCGCTATCAGGACCGCAACAGGAGGCTATCACGACATGGTAGGGATTGAATTCGCTGTTTTAGCCATTTTGAACCTTATTTTGGTCGGTCTAGTGCTCGCTTTGGCAGTCTGGATCAGAAAAGTCGTGGAGATCAATATGGCTCAGCTCGATTCCAACCTAGCACAAGCTCTGAAATCGACTGTAACGGAGCTAACCGAAGGCGGCTTGGCTGATTTTGAGCCGATTAACCCAGTTCAGGCTGCCGTGGCACAGTGGATCGCGTCGATGGCTACGCAGAACGCCAATACGATAACCGCGAGCATAGTGGAGCGCGCGGCCGACGGAACCTTCTCCAGCCTCGCCGACGAGGCACCGTGATAACTATTAGCTACCTTTTCTAACATCTGTCCCGATGGCGCGTAGAAAGGCGAAGAGGAAGCGATCTCGGAAGAGAGGATTCAGCGTCATTTCTGGGATAGAAAGCTACGCGTACGCAAGCGTCCTCACCGAAGCATTTGCGAACACAACGCCTTTTTCGTTCATCACCGGAAAAGCGGATGTCACCACGGGCACCTACAACCTAGCTGCATACGAATCAGGCGCAACTACCGGAGCTTTGCTGGGCGTGGATCAGATCAGCCTTGGCGACATAGCCAAGCGCCCCGATCTCTCCTTTGAGGTAATGAAGATCAACATAGAGAAGAATTGGATGGGCGCTGTAGGAAAGTCAATCGGCATCGGAATCACTTTTCGCCTGCTGAAGTCACTTTTGAGGCGTCCAATATCGAACGTAAATCGCAACATTTTCGTTCCATTACTTGGTAAAGGCACCCTGAGGCTCTGATCATGGCGACAAACACGGTAGAAGGAATACTTCTGATGACGGACGGCTCGACCGTCCCTCTGGAGCTCGATGTCGTCGAGGGGACAGAAACCGAGATCACCACTCGGACCGCTTCACCAGGGGGAACAGTTTCGGCTCTAAGTGCTGGGGACTTCGCACCAAATAAGACGGTCTACGCCGCTTCTGTCCAAGCGGACAATGGAGTGAGTTTCGCGTACATTTTGTCTCGCGGCCAAGTTGCGGCAATCCTCCCCGTATGTGTGAAGGGAGTCTCCAACGCGACTCAAACCCTCGCTGGGGGCAACTACACCCTCAGACCCGGCGATGCCGTCCAGGTGCTCACGCTGACCGCCAGTGCGCGCAACACCGCCGTCTGCATCGGCACCACCCAGGGCGGCCTTGGAAGTCAACGAATCTTCATCCACACCCCGTCCGGAGCAGCCACCGGGGAATACGTCGATCTGCAAACTTCGAATTCGTTGGGAGACAGCTATCCCACTGGAACTAAGATAGCCTGGGCCTATGCGACTTCCATTGACGGGGCCAAGGTCGAGACTCCCGGCGCGATGGTCGTGGATGCCCTCGGAAACGTCGCGGGCGCAATGGCCCTCTCCAATCCTGCAACAGTGCAACCCGGCTTCACCAATGCATACGGAATCGAGGTCAAGCTTGGAACTAAGATGTACATTGTCACAAACGCATGAGGTGAAGGCGTGGCAATCTCCAAGAGAGCGAAGCAGAGATTCAAGCTGATGTCCGCTAGCGAGAAGGCTGCGGTCAGAAAGGCGGCCAAACTGCTCTACGATACCGAGCTCATGGGGATCAAGCGGGCCAGAGAGATCAACCGCCTGTCGAGGAAGAGCTACAACTGAGGCGGGGAGCGTGCTCGTACCTGACGACTGGGGTGGGACACCGCCGAGACCCGGAGTCAACGGCCAGCAGGTCAGCCCCGGTAATGCTGGGGCGGTCGCAGTCTCTGGTAACGGATGGTGGCGGGTCCTCGCTGGTCTAGTGGTGGGGTTCTAATGCCGCTCCCAGATGCCCCTAAGGAATCCCCGCGCGTGTACAGATTACTCAAGAACAAGTCCCTAGAGGCCGGAGATGGAGCTACACAGATACAATTCAGCGACATCGAGGGCGTTGGCGATCCCATTACGATCGAGATGCTCAATGAAGATGAGCTGAGAAGGCTCATTCTCGTCAATTTGGCCCGCCTCAGTGTCAAATCCAACTGGCTGGGATTACTAGGGTGATTATGTGCCGCTCCCAGATGCCAACAAGCGCTCGCCGAGGGTCTACACCAACCTTCAGAACACCGACCTTGCTAACGTCACCTTCACCAACGTGGAAGCTACTGGCGACCCCATCCTGATCGAGGAAGCCAACGAGGATGAACTCCGGAGAATTGTGCTGGTGAACTTGGCGAGAATGTGTGTCGCCGGCGAGTGGACGGGTCTTCTCGAAGCTGGGGGCGGCGGCATGGATCAGGTCGCCGTGCTCCCAGCAGCGAGCTCGAAATACTACTCCGTTTCACAGTCTGCGCCCTGGGGATCGCTGGGTCCAGCAACAGGCACCGATGTAATCAACTACAACAACCCGGTTTACTTTCCGTTTGTCTGTCCTAACGACGGCGACGTGGCAGGTCTGAGCATCAACCTGACTTCGGCTGCTGGAAGCGGAGTCAACTTCCTTGCTGGAATCTACAGCTCTAGCGACGGACTACCCAACGCCCTCCTTGGCTCGGTGACGATGGACATGAACGTCGGCACCGGTAATATCAGGAATACAAGCTTCAGCAGCACCGTCACTCTCGTCCGCGGGACGACCTACTGGATGGGCTGGACTCGATCAACATTCGTTGCTTTCACCCTGTCAACTGTGGACTTCAGCTCGGTGGCAGGGCTGGGACCGACGAAGGATGTAGAGAACAGCTACTCATCCGTACTCGAGGAAACGGGAACGAACAACACGCTTCCCGCAACAGTCACACCCGCCAATCTGTTGCCAACGGACGAAGAACGGGTGATGTTCAATTTGGACTGGTGAATATGAATCGGACGATAACGACTTATCACGGTGCCGAGTTAATCGAGGTAGAAGAGTTCGATGTCTCATGGAGTCAGGTCCGAAGAAAGAGGAACGCTGCTTTGGCTCGATCCGACTGGCGCGCTCTGAAGGATGTGACACTGACAACCCCGTGGCGTGACTATCGCCAGTCGTTGCGCGATCTCGGCGGCTTCGATAGCGCCAACGATGCCGCCGATGCATGGCCGGTGATGCCGGATGCCTGAGGACCATGAGCACGTCGACGAGAGCGTCCTCGAGCAGATGAAGCGGCTCGTGCTGGATAACATAGCTGCGTTTCTCGCGGGCTGGATTCTCGGAATGGGACTAGGACGCCAATTGTGGGACTCGATGACGGGGGTGATGTGATTCCGAAGAAGGCCCCCGAAGTTGTCTACGAGGTGAGATTTTCATTGCAGGATCGAGAGAAGGAAATGGCCGAGCAGCTACTCACCGCTTTGACGTTCAACAAGATAGCGACCCCTCTGGTCGCGGTGTTGAAGGATAAGACTGCGATAGCGGCCTTGCTGACCTTGATTGCTGCCGTCATCGGATTCATCTTCCTCGCGGACGAGAATTTGAGCGTGGCCGGGTTGATTGACCAATTTTTCACACAGCATCAGCAGGCCATTGCGTCTGGTGCCCTCGTTGGGGTCGGTGGGCTCTCCCTCGGCTCTGCAATCAGCTTCTTTCTAGGGCTGTTCCCTGAAGAGTCCTGAATCGGAGCCTCTAGGTACACCCTAAAGGGTCAATCTGTCGATTTCTGCTGTTAGAGCTTGCAGATGCTTCTCAAGGCCTGCGTAGTTCTTCCTGAGGTCCTCATTCACCCGCCAGAGCCCCTTCAGGTTGTTCGGTCCGTGCTCGTTGTAGAAGATGATGGCTTCAGTGACTCCCTCGCTCTTCTGACGCTCCCCCCAACGTGACCTAATCGCCCATGCTTCCTGCGAGATGGTGGCCGATATCAGAATCTTCGGATCGGTCATTGAACCAGCCCCTCGCGTAGTTGGCGGCAGCACCGACCGCACATTGAACTTCTCTTTCCAGTATTCGTCCTTCTCAACTCTCGTTGACAACGGAAGCAGACGTATCTAGATCCACAATAGACCATTCAATCAGCCTCCATCAGAGCTATGCGAAGCATCATCCTACAGTGAGGGCACTGGATCAGGCGGCTGTTAGACTTCCAGAGGGCCTGTGTATCGTCAACGGCCTTCATTCAAAGAACCTCCAAACCATTCCTTTGGAGACTCTGAACTTCCCGCCTTTGGGGTAGGTCCGCTTCACCTGTACCCAATCCTCCGTCAGTCGGATCCGGTAGCTCATTCTATTCACCTTCTCAACAATACCCACCGCGGGCTCTTTCCGCGAGCATTGCCTGCCGAAGGCCACGCGATGCCCTATGCTAATCTCAGTCATTTTCGCTTCAATTTCCTTCATCTTCATCACCTGTGGAGAGCAGGCTTATCAAGAGCCACCAGACGCAAGAGGATACACATTCTCGCCTGCCCTCCAATCTCTGAGAGGGACTCCTGCTATATATATTATACGCCAGCCGTGACGCGTGGAACAACAACTTCAAGGGAACGACGGCCCCTTGTACGGACCAGTGGTGCGGCGTGCACCGACAGACGCAGGGT